CTTTGTGTCGTCGCGTACTGTAGGATCACGCGCAGGTTGAGCGCCTGTAGCTGAAGCGCGATGTTGTTGGCGGAGCCAGCCGCCACCGCCGCGTCTCCCGTGTAACCGTAGAAACGCGTGTTCTGCCACAGCGGGTCGGCCCACTCGGAAATAGCCAGGATGTCAGCATCGACAGGCGCGTTCACCGTAAGCCCGTACCAAGCATTGCTCGCCGCCCGACAAGCCGTGGAAGCCTGAAGCAAGGTCTCTCCGACCACGGTCATATTGACCGTTAAGCTGACGCCTGTGGAAGGGCTGATAGCCGTAGTCGTTAGACCATTAGCTACCGCGTAGCCCGTTCCCTGCGCAGTGGGTACGACCTGGATGGAACTGGGGACGCCGCCCGATTCTGCCAACACCGTGCCTATGCCAAAACTGGCTCCGCCCTGCACGATGTTGAACTGGTCGCCAACACCCCAACCTGTGCCTGGAGCATCGATGACAATGGTATTCGCCGCAGTTAGGTCTTGCCGTCCGACAGCGAACTGGAAAGCAGGCTGCGTCTGCGAGAAGTATATCTGCGCAGCTGCATATTCTGGTTGGCTTGTGGTAAATCCATCGGCTAGCATCGCAATAGTACTGGTGTACAACCGCAAACGAGGATTAGACCCATAAGAAGGAATGACGGCACTCGGGCCAACGAACAACCCGACGTTGAAGGAGTTCGCAGCTGGCGCGGTCGGCGACACCTGAACCGTAATGTCTACGATATTGGACAAAGCAAGAGGCGGCGTATTCGCCATGGTGAGTAGGCTCCTATGAAGTTACGGTTACATCTGCAATGGGGTCGTCCACCGACCCATCGTAGACCTTGATCTCAACGCTGGAAACGGTAGGTGTTTGAATTACTTCTGTTACCTGCTCGTAGAAGACGCAGTGAAACTGGCTGCTGTCATACCACTGAGCATTGTGTTCGACAGGAATGCGTACGGGTTCTGGTGGATCGAGCACTTGGTAAAGTTCGCTGAGAGCGTATTGGTCATTGAAGTAATCCATGAACAACGACGAATGAATTTGGCGCGCACGGTCTGTGCTGTTAGGCCCTTCCAGCTGCCAGGTGAAGCGCCAACCACGCGTATACACCCAAGTCTCCGTGACAGGCCCGCTGTTATCACCTTGCGAAGTTTTGTCGCGCACCTGGCTGTATCGAACGTCCTCCGTCACGCAGGTGATGTAGCAAATGTCCTGCGAAGGAAGCGCCGTGCCGGGTTGCCCCGTAGGCTGCCAATCGACACGTACTTGAGAAACGTCCACTGGATTGATGCCGAGTGCTCCACATGTCAGAGCTTGCACAAGAATATTGATCTGTGCCTGGGTAAGCGCGGAAGAAGTGAGTACTTGGCCGTTAGGGTATGTTGTGGTTGTCATCAGGCAGCGGCCATCCTCGTCCCGTACGCCTTCCAATAACCTGAGCCAGGGTCGCGATACACTCGCAGCACGCGGTACTGCTCGGTTTGGTATTGAATGATATCGCTGGCATTAGTACCTACATTGACCGTGATATCCCACGTCACGTAAAGTGGCAGAGTCGGAGCACTGTTGAAGATGAGATTTGTACCAGCAAGCGTGTAGTCCACACCGTTAGGCCGCAGCAACCGACCGTCAGCATAGAGGTTCAACACCCCGTTGGGTGGCGGCGTGCTGATCGTGTACGTGGTTCCGGAGCCTACCGGCGTCTCGCCATGAACGCCCGGCAACGGCGCATAGCCAGCCGTCTCGTAGATCGGCTGCAAGCTCCAAAAAGAGCGTACTGCGCTGATGCGGTCGTTGGTGGGAAGCATGGCCACCTCTTTATCCGAGGCTTGTTGCACAGGGCCGAACATGGAGATGAATACCGTATTGTTCGGTTGGAAGCCGCCCGCTACGAACTGGCCGGTGGAGCGCAGGACGGTGAACGGCTTTGGCGCGATCATGTCAGGGTCAACGACTACTTCTTGGACTGATATCACCGGCTTACTCCTCCCTGACCACTCCTACAATCGAGGCCCGCAGTGCGCCTGTGTCGATCAACGGTCTGTCGCTACCCTTGCGGGCGATGGTGCTGTCTGCGTTCTTTTGCCATCCATTGCGCCCGTCCGTGAACCACTTGCGTGCGGCGTTCTGTCCGGCAAGCGCGGCCCGCAGCATGTTTTTCTCCGCGCCTTCTTTATCACCGCCTAGGGTTGACTTGATCGACTTGCTAATTTCGTTGCTGATGGCCTGTCGATTTCCATCCGCTTCAATAGAAGGTTTCAAGACCTTACGTGCTGGTATGCCTTTGGCAGGGCTGCCGTTCTCTTGGATGAACAGAAGCTCCGCGTTGTTGATGTCGCTCGTAGCCGCTTTCGTCAGGTACGTCTTCTTCTTCGCGCTGTTCGTCGTTCCTGCCATCTTGAGCAGCTGCTTGCTTCGCGCGTCTTTTCCAGCGGCAGGCACACCCACATAGGCCGCTAGCTTAGTGAGGCCTGCCATACGCTTCGCCAACGCAGCAGAACCTGACTTGCGAGCGATGGTGATCTGAGGGCCAGTCTTACTTGCCATGGTGAACGAGCACTTCTGACACCCACATGAGAAGCGATATGACCGCTAGTGCCTGCCAACGGAATTTCTTCATAACTTCCATGCCTACCTCCAGCAATCCGAGTCGTCCTTCACCGGGTTGTCCTTCGCCGATGATGTTACCGATTAGAATTTTGTGTCTGTCCACAGTCTTATCCAGCTCTGTATGCGAGATGAACTGACGGTTGAGCGCGTCCTGGAATGCCGTGCGCTGCGCGTCCATGGCCGCCACGAAGGTGCGCTGCTGCGACTCTATGGCCTGACGAAACGTATCGCGATCAGCGGCCTGGCTTCGCTGGTTAGCTTCGTGCTGTCTGTCCGTCTTTGCCGACAGGTTGTGTATCTCATTACGCAGCGAAGCTATTTCACTATTATCTGGCATCGAACTCCTGACCTCTTCTCTGTGTGTTGTAAAGTTAGTGGCCATTACCAGATAACCATGGGGCCGGAACCTATGACGCGTGCCATAGTAGCGAGTTGCTGTCCATAACTAGTGAGATTCCACGCACCCCAATCTTCGAGCGCGGTGAGTACTTGATAGGAGACAGACACGTCTCCCACCGATTTCGACGTTTGTATGCCTCCCGCCAATCCTTGCGCTGCGATCTGCGCGCCGTTCTCTGGCAGCGGTGCAAGTGTCGTTGTTTGTACTGGCCATACGGCAAAGAGAGCATCATTCAGTACCGTCCCTACTGTAAGTGTGATGGTCAGTCCGCTTAGTGTGTAGTCAACTCCTGGTGTGAGAAACAGACCGTTCTTGGACAACGACTGCAACACCCCACCTGGAGGAACGCCGCTCAACGTATAAACCGTACCTGGTACGACTCCAACAGGTACCTCTGTATGAATGGTGGTTTGAAGCACCTCAAACACTTCGCTCGCATCCGATTTAGCGTACAGCGTGCAGTAATGAGCGATGAACCAACCCATAGCCACATACCACTGCTCCTGCCAACGGGCCTGGACGAGCGAGGCGTAGGCAAGGTTGAGGTACATGAGAATGACCCCGGTAGGAATCGGGGAAGCCTCAAACACCATGAGCGTTGCGTTGGAGCTGGCTACGATGGCCGCGTTGTTGACTGTGATTGTATTTGAGCCTATGTTGACGATGACAGTACCGGGAGGGAACACACCGAGCGACTGTACGAACTGCCCATAGTCAAGACCGGCGACGGAAGGTACCGTGACGGTCGTAGAGCCAAGCGTTGTGACGCACCCACTCAATGCAGTTGGCAGCCCGAAGAACTTCGGGTATACAGCGCGGAAGTCATCGAGGAAGTACGGAGGGTTCTGACCAAACACCAGGTTCGTCGCGCCGTAGAAGCCGCCGCAGATGACACCGAACTCCTGACCAGCACCCCAGGCGTTCTGAAGCCAGGCGTTGAAGTTCGGCCAGTTATTCGTGGTATAGCATCCCACAGGGTACCCCCTAACTTGTTGTATTGCAACACTTACGAAGTGGTAAAACACCCAGAAACTGGGTGTATAATTAGTACAGAAACACGTTACTAACTTCGATGTAAAAGCAGGACACAAATGCACTCAGCTACTTCAGCCTCAGTCTCGCTCACCAACGCGATCACACCCAGCATCTTCCAGCAGGACATCTACGACTTCATCGAGCATGGCACCGGCTCTGCAGTTGTCATCGCAGTGGCGGGCAGTGGCAAAACAACCACCATCGTCAACGCCGCGCGGCTCATCCCTCAGAACGCAACCGCCTCCTTCGTCGCCTTCAACAAGGCCATCGCTATGGAGTTAGCTACTCGGCTACCGTCACACGTCCGGTCTCAGACGCTCAACGCCATGGGCTTCGGTGCTTGGACGCGCTCCTGCTCAGGCCGTGTCAACGTAGACAGCTACAAGACGCGCAAGGTCATGGACGACATCGTACCAGAAAACGAACAGAAAATCTACAGCGCACTCCCACGTCTCATCGGACTGGCAAAAAGTGTTGGGCTAGTACCTCAGGTAGTCGGGAGCAAGTACAAGGGACTGTCCGAGGACTCCGACTATAACTGGATAGAATTGATCGACACCTACGAGTTGGAAGTCGGCGAGAAGGGTACCATCGAGCGCTTCGTCGAACTAGCACGCGAAGTGCTCACCGCGTCTATCCAACGAGCGTGCAGGGTCATCGACTTCGACGACCAGCTCTACATGCCAGTCATCAGTGGGTCGCGGTTTTACCAGAACGATTACCTGTTCGTAGACGAGGCCCAGGACGTAAACAAAATACAACGTGAGATGCTACGCCGGGCCTTGAAACCGGGTGGCCGCCTCATCGCTGTCGGAGACCCGCGCCAGGCCATCTACGGCTTCCGTGGAGCAGACCACACCGCTATCGACAACATCAAGGCCCAGTTCAGTGCGGTTGAGCTTCCACTCTCCATCAGCTATCGCTGCCCGCGCTCAGTGGTGAAGCTGGCTCAGGAGTACGTCTCTCACATCCTCCCACACGACGCAGCACCCGAAGGACAGGTTGAGTACCCGAAGGAGTTCTCAGTAGCTGAGTTCAAGCCCAACGATGTGGTGGTGTGTCGCTGTACCGCCCCGGTCGTCGCCCTCGCCTATCGGCTCATCCGTTCCAAGGTAGCGTGTTTCGTTATGGGCCGGGAGATAGGTCAGGGCCTCGTCTCCATCATCGACAAGATGAAGGCGAAGGACGTGGACGAGTTGAGTCTAAAGCTAGACAACCACCTCGCTCGCGAAACGGCTAGGCTCTACGCCGCGAAGCAGGATAACAAGGCCCAGGCCTTGGAGGATCGTGTTGAAACCATCAACGTGTTCCTCGATGGACTGGAAGAGGACAACCGCTCCATCGAGAAGCTCAAGAACGACATCTCAGCTCTCTTCTCCGATAACATGCAGGCTTCTGCTGTGAAGTTGATGACACAGCACAAGTCCAAAGGTCTCGAAGCAGACCGGGTGTTCATCCTCGACTTCTCTCTCAACGAGAAGTTCATGGCGAAGGCGTCGCACCAGCAGAAGCAGGAATACAACCTGGCCTACGTCGCCGTCACTCGCGCCAAGAGCCACCTCACGTTCATCGACTCCAAGATGTTCAAGAAAGGAGGCCGCTAATGGCATACAAACAATTTGTAATCGAGCTTGATGAAGACACTCGCATCCTAGTTAAGTTAGACCCAGAAGACGACCAAACACCTATAGAGCTTTACAACGATGATGATCTCACGCGAATGCAAACGCCACCTGAAGGAAGCGCGCTACGGGAAAAGATAGCGGACGAAATCCTTCAGTGGTACGTGAGATATAAATTCGAACCGCCTCAGCCAACAAAACCCACACTCGTTCAATAAACGAAACAGCCCTAGGCTTTACAAAACCTAGGGCCTTCGTATTTAACCACGTGCGTTGCCTGCACGAACGCGTCCAATCTTCGGCGCGGGCGACACAGGCGTCATAGGCTGCGCGCCGAACGGCGCTTGAGGTACCTCGGTCTGCTCTTCTGGTTCTGCTTCAACTGCTTCATCCGTCTCAGTTGGTTCCTCAACTTCGACCTCATCTTCCGCGACGGCAGGAAGAGGCTCCGGCGCTGGTTCCGGCTTGCGGTCGAGAGCAGCAAGTCCGCGCTTCATCGCACCAGGCTCGGTAAGGTTGATGATGCTTTTATCTTTGATGCCATCCTCGAAAGTGCGCGTGCGCGCCACCCAGAAAGGCACTGGCACCGGGCTAGGTCCGGCCTGTAGAAGGAACTTCTTCGTCCCTTCGGTTTGATCAACGAAGCACTTAGCTCGTTTGCAGTACAAAGTCATTGGCATTGCGTTTCACTCTCCTTGCTACGGTTGGGAACAAAGTAGTGCTGCGCAGAAGGTCTCGGTACGGTTGGATGGCAAGGATCACCCGACCAAACTCCGCCCTTCTGCGCAACTTTGTGTTTAATTTCACTTTGGCGCGTATTCGCCGAAATACTTCAACTCAGCATCACGGCGAACTTCGATGGCTTCTTCTAAGTCTTCGAAGTACCCTAGATGAATGACCTTCTTGTCCACTGTGACTCTTGCTGTCCACGCATCACCTTGAATGCTCCAAGATACAC